GAAGTAGTTACAGGCCATCCAATTAAGTTATAGGTTAAGTTTCCTGTAATGTTACTAACAATGAAGTACCTTGCTGTGCTAACATTTATGTCTCCGCTGGAAGCTGAAACAGTTGCTCCTTTACCGTATATACTATTAGCAAATGCATTGCTTATTGTGTTGCCATTAAAATCAGTATCAGCATTAGTTTTAGCTGTGTTAGTCTGTAAACTGGTTAATTCTGTGTTGGTTTGATTAAATGCACTTTGAATAGCAGCAAAATTAAGTCTAAATTTTACAGTGTCGTTATCTTGTCCTGCTACTGGATAATTTGCATCGTAATTGGTTAATTGATCATTCACTTGACTTGTCATGATATTGTATTCCTGTCATTTTTAAATACGAGATATTTATCGGCACTATAGCCTGTAACGCTGTCGATAATGTATCTGTCTATTTCGTAATCTATAGTAGTAAAATCAAAACCATTTTTAGATATATTTAAAATAATATCTTTAGCGTACCCTGGTTTGCAGAAACAAATCGGAACAGCTAGCTGATAGTCTAGTTCTACTACGCTGCCGTCTTGTACAGTGCGCATCCATAACGGAAGGTAATTCCTATCTCGTAGCCCTAAACTTCTTATTCTTTTTCTCCATAGGCTAATACTACTAGGGCTTTTCCAGGTTGTATAACTATCACCTGCAAAAATAAAATTACTATCAGCAGGTGTGTACATTGGATCAGCTGGGCCCCAAAATGGATTAACTTGATTGAAAGGTCCTGTATTATAGCTATTATTTTGATCTATTGTGATAGCTCGGTTAGCACCGTTAGTCTTAATATTAAAAGGTAATACTTTTTTATTAGGTTCTAAAGGATCTATTATTTCTACATATATTACTTCATAGACAGTTTCTTTCTTTCCTGGAAGTTTTGCTTGAGCTGATTTTATATTGCCTAAAATGAATCTTTTACGACGATGATTTTTCATCATCATAGCGGCAATAGTATTAGCAGGCTTAGTTTCTATTCCTGCATACACAAGCATTTTAAGCTCTTTTTGTACACCAAAATTTGGGTCATCTGGTCTGTATATATAATCTGGTGTGAACACTGCTGTATTAGTTAAAAATGATTTTAATAGTGACCTTTGATCTAATTTCAAGAATGGTTTAACTACAATGTTGCTATACAGTTCGTCATTTGGTGTGGTTATTTCTAAAATAAATTCTTTATCTACACTATCAAAATTAATAATATCTGTAGCTGTTACAGTAAATTTATATTTTTTATCGAAGGTTGTTTCGGAATTATCAAAGGTTGTTTCGGTATCATCGAAAGTTACTAATCCTGGATTACCTATAGTTCCATATTGATTAACTTTACCTATTAGTTCTCCATCCAAGTTTAAATTAATTCCTGGAGGTAAATGCCCTGATTTTATAGTATAAACTAAGCTGGTGTTAGGTATTGTAGTTGTTGCCTCTACAAAAAAGTTACAGATCAGGTTAGCAGGCAGTTGACCTAAATTAGAGTCAGTGATCCATTCAATAACACTATCCACAGTGCCTAGAATAGTAACTGTAAATGTTCGTCTGCTTCTTGCCATCTCTATATGATCTGGTCTAAATTCCATTCTATAAGCTATGGCAGTAAAGTTATAAGTTTGGCTTATGCTTGTTTGATATGGAACTACACCAAAGACTTCTCCATTACCTATGTCAAAAGACAACCCTGGAGGAAGTTGACTAAGAGTTCCTATTCCTATGTAAGTGTTATTAGGTATGCTAATGGTAAGATTAGGGTAAACAGTAAGTACATATTCGCTAGCAGAAATAGTTTGCACTGATGTTATATTATATATAGTACTATCTGCAATTAATGATACGATGGGATCTATAGAATTTTCAGGAATAATATATTTTTCTATATAGTTTTTAAGATATACTTTATCGGAGGTCAATGGAGCTGATGAGCAGTTTTTAATTCTTATTTTGTTTGTCCCAATTTTATTTTCTGTGTTTGAATTAAAACTTGCCTTTGCTGATATTCTAGGATTAATAGCATCTAATTCATAAGCAATCGGGCTAGGGTTTTTATCATCGTAGACGTCAAGTTTGAAAATGTGGTAATTACTGGCACGTTTAATACCTAAATTTTTAGGTGTAGTCCAGATAGGAGCTCTTACAAATGATACGTCTGCTGTATAAGTTCCTGCGTTTTGATTATTAATACCTGTAGTATCTGCGTGAAAATAATCATCCCCTACAACAAATATTTTAAATGTTCTATCGTAACTACTATCTCCATCACTTACTCTGACTGTAAATTCATAAAATCTGTTCAATTTTTTAGGAGCTGTAGTTGGAGTATAAAAGTCAAAAGTAGTGCTTTCATATAAGAAACTGTCATAGCCGTTGGATGATAGTGTACCAAAATCAAAAGCGATATAGTCAAAAACATTTGAATCATATCCCGCACTAACAACATTAGCGGGAATAGTTAAAGCAGGTTGTATAAATCCTACTATCCTACCGCTCTCTGTAAGAATTAAGCCCGGAGGTAATTCGCCTTTTATCCTATTAAATTTTAATACCTGTCCTGCTGCGGTATCTGTGTCAATAGCTTCAAGCTGAAAATCGATATAAGTGCTGTCTAAGACATAGAACTGATCCGGGTTTACTACAGCCAGAGACCCAACAGGTGTTTGCCATATAGGTTCATCTGCACCTTCTACTGTTATTAAAAAAGTTCTATCTGAAATGTTATTGCCTAACTTTGCTCGTAAAACAAATTTAAAATCTGTAGTTCTAGGAACTTCTCTTGCAGATCCAAAGATACGGTCATTTTTAATTCTTAAACCATCAGGAAGCTTTCCAGAAATTACACTAAATGATAGCTCTGTGCTATCATTAAATCCTGAGGTATAATTTACTGGCAGGGCTATATCTACTAACTGATTTTCTTCAATTGAAGAAAATCTATAGCCAGATGATACCGTCCAAATACTTAAAGTCATATTATGATTCTAAACTTAAAATAGTTAATGTAGATTCTATGGTAGTTGTAGCCAGGTCTTTATTTGTTACTTTTAAATATATTGTAGAAACTGGTGGAGATTCATTATTAAAACCTATTAATCCTGGACTAAACAACACTGTTTGATTAATTGAAGTTGTTACTACTTCCGCAATAACTCCACTTCCTGCCGCAGGACTCACTCCTTCGGACCTGGATGCATCAGCTGTTCTGGCTGCTGTACTAGCATAAATTCTAACCCAGGCCGGATTACTAACAGTAATTTTATAAAGTAAATATCCTTTAGATGAGCTAGTTATATTCAGATCCGCAGTAACTCCTGTGCTAATTGAACCTGTGATTCCTGATACAGTAGATCTTGAAAAGTTAATATTATTCCAACTCAGTGTTCCAGAACCATTTGTAGTTAAAACTTGCCCATTTGATCCATCTGCACTAGGCCAACTTAGGTTGCTTAAAGTTATCTTTCCTGTACCATTAGCTGTTAGTTCAAGATTTGAATTAGTGGTCTTAGAAGTAATTTTATTTGTTTTTAAAAATCCATCTGTGGTTAATTCTAAAATTTCATTCAGCCCTGCTGTTCCTGGTGTTGTTGTGTCATGCACAGAAAAAGTTAAAGATCCAGGGACTAGGTTATTTGATACAGATCCGGCTACAACTGCGCCAATCTTAGCCATTGTTCTATAAGCTGTTCCATCGTATGCTTGAAAAAACATATCGACAATATCATCGTTTGTCTGAACTACTGTAGGAGAATTAAATGTGCCTCTGCTTCGTCTAAATACAAAATTAGAGCCATCTGAAGGGTCTGTTATATTAGCTCCACAATAAAAATATTGAAAGCTATTAATTGCATTATCACTATTAACAATTGTAAGCTTTCCTGACTTACTATTGCTTCCTATTACAACATCCCCTGAGTTAAGCAAAAGTGCTCCAGTTCCATCTGGAGAGATAATGATGTCGTTGTTACTAGTGCTTATAATACTATGGCCATTAAGATCTAAGTTTCCGCCGAGTTGTGGACTTGTATCTTGTACAATATCTGTAAGAGCAGATCCACTTGTATCTACTGCAACTCCTCCACCGGTCGAACCATCTCCAACATATAATTTCTTAGTGTCTGTAGTATAGATCAATTCGCCTTCTGCTGGAGTTATGACGATTCTTTGTGCGTTGGTTCCTCTTCTTAATTTCAATGACATGTTATTTTCCTAATTATATTGATCCTAGATCTAATGTAAACCCAGACGGATTTGTGAATGATCCAAAGTCTAGATCGCCGCCACCACCGCCTCCAGTTACTGTAGTAAATGAAAATGCACCACTACCGTTAGTAGTAAGCACCTGACCGGCAGTGCCGTCACTAATACCGAAGTTCAAT